CGCCGGCTTGAGCCACTACTTGAATTCCTGCCATTTTCTTCATTTGGTCCAATGGGTCAGCGTCGCAGCTTTCCCCATCGTACATGCTGTCAACGCCAGCTGCTTTCTTTAGCAATTCCAATTTTTGTTGCAACGGTGCAACCATTGAAGTTGGCTCGCCTTGCTCATCGGTTGGCACTTCAACTTTGTGGAATTTTGGCTCTTGAGTTTGGGCCGGAACTTCGGCTGCTGCTGTACCTGTTTCGTTACGTTCAATCATGTCCGCCAAATTGCGAAGTATTTCTGCCATTTTCATAATTCTGTCCTTATAGTTTGGTCCACGGGCGACCTTCTGCTGGTGCAACAGTTCCCGGGCTAGTATATTGGTTGTACTCTCTGTAACTAGGTGTGCCTACTTGTTGACGGTCAACTGCTGCAATGTTTGCAAGTTTGTAGTCTCGACGCTGATCCTTAGGAAGGGCGTTAAGTGTGGCATTAAACGATTGTTGGTAAGAGTAGCTCATAGTGTATTTAGCCAGCCAAAAGGAAACCCGCACAAAGGCGGGCTTGTTTTTAAGTTATGTATGCTGTTAATGGATGCTATTGGTTTCTAAATCCCAATACGTACTACCACGTGATTCAGCGTCAGTGATTGCTGAATCGAAAGGGTCTGCAACACCTGCTAATTCTATCACTTCAAGGATCTGCTCCCCTGCTTTTACAAAGTCTGGATCTTCGAGTAGCATATTTGCAAGCTGTCTGTAGCCATCTAGCAGCATTTCTTGTTGCTCAACGGTTAAGTCCTTGATTTCGACTTCGCCGTTGTGTGCTGCAATTAGCAACTTGGTAAGTGGAGTCATTTAGAGCCCTTGGTGTAACGGGCAATAACTTCATTGGCTTCTGTGAAGTCTGTGATTTCGGGCTCAACTGGCTCAGCATTGCCTGCCATGTAAGCTTCAAGGTCGCCAAATAACTCAGCGTTGGTCATTGGAATTTGATACACAATAGTGTAAAGATGCACTGTGTTTTTGTTCATGATATTACCCTTTCGGTTGTACTACGGTGGCTAAGAAGTTGTTGTCCACGTTCGCGAATTAACTCAGCTGCTGACTGCGGATCTTCTGCAAACATGGTTTCAAATTGTTCTGTGGTAATTGACTTTACAGTGTGAATAAAGTAAAGCTCGTAATTACGCTGTGGATTGAAACGTGCCCGCATGCTCATCATTTGAATCATTTTAGTGACTCGATGCACATGCTCGTTATGCGGTTCTTCTTCTGGATTCTTGATGCGTTCAAACAAGTTCTCGTGCTCAAATGCATTACCCTCTTGCATGGACTCAGTGATATCCACACAAGACTCGAGACCGTAACAGTCCCAAAAAATCAAAAAGACATTGGTGTCTTTGTAGTCAGGCAATGTGTTGCTCATAGCTTTTAATAAAGTGTTTGCCAACATCCAGGCTTACGTAGTTGAGTCCTTGCATACCTTGCTCGCTGTAGCTGACATCTTTGCCAACTAGGCCAATGTTGGTTAGGTAGGCTTTTAATTCTTTTTCAAATTGGCGATCGGTGTAGATCAAACTATCTTTTTTTACGTTCCATGACGTGGGATCAAAATAGACACGCAGTTCGCCGAACTCTTTGCAATCATCGATGTAGGGCAAATCCATGCCAACAATCTTAACAGCTTTAGCAACGCTGGACCAGTAACCGCAACCGTTTGTGTTGAGTGTAACGTTGAGTTTGTGCATCTTAGAACTTGGTTTGTTTCAATGTCTAAATTATAACACAGAAATTGAGAATTTTTAGTTTGTTGTAAAAATACAACACTAAATGAATATCACTAGGTAAACCAGCCCCATTAAGACTATTAGTCCAACAGAGTCAGCGAAATCTTCCCCGGCTGTTTGCTTACGCTCGGGTTCAAGTGATCTAAGCCATTCTTTAAAGGTCATGCTGTATTATAGCATGAAAATGGTTAATGAAGTGTAGCGTTTCCTGAAATATTGTCTACGTCTGTAATACCAAATACTGCAAGCATTTTACTTACATTTTCCGGCAACTCAAATGGCACGTTGTCGGGCAACATAATGGACTTAACTTCGCCGTCGGGGCCAACAATAATGCAATAGTCATCATCGGCTAGCGTGTCTTCCATCATTTCAGCGAGCTCGTCGATTTGCTCTTCTTGTTGTTTAGTCAATTTGCTCATATAGTTGCTCCAAAATTTTATAATACTGTTCTACTTTTTGTTCTAATTGTAAAACAATTCGTGTATCCTTTGCAAATGTTTCTTGATACACACCATACATTACGCAATCCTGTATGGATTTTTTAAACATAAACATTTCAGCAGAGATGCTGAAACCGTATGCTTCAATTTCGCTTTCGTCACCAAGGTATTCTTGATCCAGCGTTGTCTCTGCATCCGTTGGGCTTTTGTATTCCTTTAGAGCCGGAACTCTCCCAAACTTGTATTGATGCATATGCACCATCTCGTGCCCAACACACTCAGCAAGATCAAATGTAAACTGTTCCCAGTTAATGAGATCAACAAAGTATGTTTCTTGTGCAGGATGGTAGCATAATGTGATGGTAATGCTTGGTAGCATCTCCGAGTCATCATGGCAATCATACAAACCGGCAACAATAACTTGATCCGGGTCAACAGCAGGATCACGCTCAGTCTTTACAACAAACGCAGAAGCATTAAATTGTCTGCGTATCAAGTCTGTGAATTTTGCAGGTGTGTATGAACGACCGGCCACACGGTATTTCAATTCTGCGATACGTCTGTACGTGGTCAGAAAATAGATTAGGTATGGCTCGGTTGGGTGCATTAGCGGAATAAGATGAATGCCATAATAACAGCTTGTGCAATAAAGCCAAAGCCGTTGGTGATAATGTTTAGGCTATTCTTGAGAATGATAGCACGGATAAACATTAACAGTAGGCCGCCCCAGATAAACATAATGATGTCTAGGCTCGGAGTGTGGTCACTAAGCCCAGTCATCATGGCCAACATTGTTGGCACAGTGGCACAGTGTATTACAATGATGCTGAGCCATTCCAGGGTTTCTGCAGAGATCTTTAAGAGATGTTCTTCAAAGAATTTCTGCACAGCATTTTTAACTGAATCCAAATTGAAAGTCATGTTATTCCTTGTAGAAAATGTGGTGACCAATTTGTGTAATTTTTGGTTTACCCCATTTTGGGTTGACATAATCTGCATGGTAGTACATTGCCTCTTTCATACTCGGCAGACGAAAGTTTTCTAGTAGAACCTTCTTAGCGACTTCTTCGCTTTCTTTATAGAGTGCAGGGTAAACTGCTTTCTTAGCAACGCTTGGCATACATGCCCAGCTAAACTGGCAAATGACTTTTTCATATATCACGTTCCGTTGATAAACAACTCCGCATACGCCTTTGCCAAACTTACCACTATCCACACGGTTCATTGTTACTTGGGCGACAGCAACTTTACCTTCAAAAGGTTCTGTGGCTGCTTCATTGTAAATGTTTTTTGTTAAGCAATCAAGTTGCTTGGTGCGATCTTCCGCACTAATAAAACCTTGGCGGTAGACGTCACTGCCTTCCTCAAGGGTTGCTAGTTTTGTTTGCGTCACTGACCATAACAGTGACATCACTAACATGAATGCTAGAAATTGGATAACATTTCTAGAAAGAGTAAACCAAAAAATTGGGTTACCGTTTGACTTTTTTGTTGTCATACTTTCTCCTTTGTTTCTTTCTGTAGTTTATATAACCTATAAAAATAGGTAGATAACGACTACTATAACTGGTTAAGTACGCCTATTATAGCACTTTTTTCAGTTATTTGCAAGTTATGTGGGCCGTTTTTAGCTCTTTTGCAACTTGGCCAGGGCGTCTGCTGCGTTACTTTGGGTGGTACTTGCAATGCCAGCGAGGGCATTTTTGGCAGCATTTACCCCCTCAGACAAGCTGGCAATAATGGCTTCACCGTACTGATCATCAGTGGCCATATTGGTTAGGATGTAGTTGTATCCTGCTTGTGTTTTGTCGATTCCATACATAGGCAACTTATTTGCAAAGGCTAAAAGTTGTGCAGTGTTTGGAGTCGCTGCCGCAGAAACTACTAGGCCGGCTTTGGTTTGGTTAGTGGCTTCTGTGATTAGTTGATTGCTACTTGCAGTCACAGCCGCAGAGCAGTCGCTTACAATCTTTGCCAAGTTTGCATCTGTGGCTCCAGTGATAGCAGCTTGTGCCGCAGTGAAATTAGACAACTTGGTTGAGTTAGTTGGGTCTGCGATAAGAGCCGTGGCTGCTGCCTGTAATGCTTGCCCTTGGCTTGATGCAAGGATAGCAGTATGGCCATTTACTAAAGTAGTAAAGGCATCAGTGTGCTTGTATCCTGCTGCGGTACCAATGATATCACTAATGGTCGGATTGCCAAATGGTCCACCACCTGACCCCATCTTGTTTGCAAAGCTAGACATCACACCAGCTGGTAGTGGATTTGTTAATGCGTCTAAATGTTTAAGAGATGGAATCTTTGTTGCTGCTAGATTCTTTGCAATGTCTGCCGCTGATTTAAAACTGCCTCCCATGTTAGTTAGGGCGTTACCTAAACCTGATAACGCACCACCCGGGATAGCAGCCAACTCAGTTGGGCTTAGTACTTTCTTTGCATCAAGTAAATCTGCTGCGGTCTTAACCATGTGGTTAATTGGCAAAGAGATTTTAGTTTGTGCGATGATCTTTTCTAAATCCGATCCAGTAATCTTTGCAAGTGCTTGCTTTACTACTTCAGGATTAGCAGACTCAAGGCTTTTTGGATCTAGTCCTGCTGATTCCAATGCGTCACTTAATCCGCCCACGTTCCCTAAACCTTGCTTGGCCAAATTGGCAATAAAGCCAGCTGGTTCAAACATCTTTTGTAGATTGCTTGGATCAAATGCAGAACCAAACTTAGTTAACGATGAAGACAACGAGTTAAGATCGGCCTTGGCTCCTTCTGCTGCTGCAAATACTTTGCCTGCGCCACCGCTTACCATTTCGCTGAAGTTAGTGACCCCTAGTCCAAAGCTCTCAAAGGTTTTAGTGCCCATGTCACTCATTGCACCTAACCAAGTAAAGCTGGTTTGTGCAAAGCTGTCTGCTGCTGCAAAATTAGCAATAAACTTTTTAGCGTCAGGTGCAATAGCTGCTGCTGCCGACGACACTGCTACAGTAATACTAGTCTCCGATGTGGATGTAATCTTACCGTTTAGGTAGCTGGGCACGTCAGGTATTGCAACGTTGGCCCCATTTAGTGCAGTACGAACATCAGTGTATAACTGAACTAACTCAGACGAGTTAAATGAGCTTAACGCTGCTGTTAAATTGGCACTTACACCGAGTCCACTACCACTAGTGATACCATCAGCAGCAATGAGCATTGTTGGACTAATTCCAGACATATTTTTATCCTATTATAGTACTTATGGCGCAATATCGACGTCATCGCTGCCACTTTTAATGGCATGGCCGCAACTTAAGTCGCTGCCCGCAAACGCTAATCCTTGGCCGTTAACAATAACAGAACTGCTGCCAACTGTGATTGTTGCAGCTTCATGGGGTGGGTGTGGCGGGCCATATGGCGCATGTGGACTATCAACGCTGCCCACAATAGCAGCGCCTTGGCCGTTAATAATCACATCTGTGCTTACACCACTAGTGATTGTTCCGTCACTAGTGTCTGGGTCTCCAAGGCGTGCTGCTCCTGCCATTAGGTTACAATGCTGCCTGCTGTCACTGGTTGGATACCAGTGGTAATTTGGAAATAGTGGTTGGCCATTTCCTTGATAGTTTCGCAAGAGAACATAACGTGATTTTTGCTAATCACAATAGGCTTACGAACATCACTAGTAAACAAGCTCTGTGTTAGACCGATACCTTGATGGCTTGGTACAACAGTGCATGGACGGTCAACGGTAAAGCTCATACCTCCATCTTCGATAATCTTGGCAACAATCTCGTCGCCGTTGACCATCTTGAAAGTGACAACGTCATCTTTTTCATACTTTGTTGAATTTGAAACTAACATTATAGAGCCGCCTTTAACTGATCTTCGTTTAACTTACGCAGTCCTTGAAAGCCACCTTCTACAAACACTTTGCCGTCTTTGTAAATTTGTGGGACTGTGCGATGTCCTTCGGCCAAAATAAATTCTCTAGCCTCGGCACTTTCGTCAATCTTTACTTCCTCAAACGGAATGCTGTTTACTTTTAGTAGATGTTTTGCTTGGTCGCAAAACGGGCAATGATTTTTTGAATAAACTGTTAACATATATCTCCTTGTGTATTATATATCTTAGAGACTAAAGCCTTTAAAAGTATTGCTGTCAACGTCTTGCTTGGTACCACCAACAATGTAAGAACTGATTTCAGTCTCTTGTGGGGCAACCTGCACTTCGCTACCTGCAATCCATTTCTGTGTCCAAGGCAATGGGTTAGAACCTGGCTTAGTGCCACAATCTAAACCAACAGTATTCATACGCTTGCATGTTAGCCAATCAATGTATTGGCACAGCAATTGTGTGTTTAGACCAATCATTGATCCATCCTTAAACAAGTACTCGGCCCATTGTTTCTCTTGTGCCGCTGCACTTAGGAACATGCGAGTACATTCGTCTTTAGTTTCTTCTTTAATCTTAGCAAAGTCTGGATCATCTGTTGGCAACACTTTGATCAGTGTTTGCGTAGATGCAAGATGCAAGTTCTCATCACGGCAGATTAGTTTAATAATCTTAGCGTTGCCTTCCATCTTCTTCAACTCTGCGAATGCCCATGAACAAGCAAAGCTAACATAGAAGCGAATGCCTTCAAGTGCGTTAACACTATTGATAGCAAGCCATAGCTTCTTCTTTAGTTCATATTCGTCAACAACAATTTCCTTGCCATTGATAACGTGTTTGCCTGCACCCAGCATACGATGCCAAGTACCCATTTCAATTACATCATCGTAGTACTTAGAAATGTCCTTAGCACAGTTTACAATTTCTTCAATGTCTAATAGCTCATCGAAGATTCGACCAGGATCACTGTAAACGTTACGAATGATATGGGTGTAAGAACGACTGTGGATCGTTTCATTGAATGCCCAAGTTTGTATCCATGTCTCAAGTTCGGGTAAACTGCATAGAGGTAGAAAAGCTAAGTTAGGGCTACGACCTTGCACACTATCTAGCAAAATTTGTCGCTTAAGATTGCTTGTAAAAATGTGTTGCTCAAAATCTGTTAACTCCTTGAAGTCTTTTGCGTCACGCATGACGTCAACTTCTTCCGGTCTCCAAAAGAAACCAAGCTGTCGGTCTGTGAGCTTGTCAAATTGTCTGTACTTTAGTGTCTCGTAACGCTGGACCGCAGTGGGCCCAGTGTTATCTAAGAACGCCAATTTTTCAGTGTGTTTTTTCTTATCGTGTAAATTGAATACGCTCATATTAATCTTTCTGTTGGTATTTTTAAATATCCATGTTAAATCACACAGCTATCGCAGTCCTCTTGACTTAGATCGCCTTCTGGGAGTTGAGTTGCAGCGCCCAGCTTGTCAACGTCAATCTCGCCTTGACCATCGTTTGTGTTAAAGTAGTAAAGTTGTTTAGTTCCGTATTTGTAGCACATGATCAGGTGCTGGAGCATCTCACTCATAGGAATCTTTTCATCTTCGTAAAACTTAGGATTGTACGAAGTGTTGACACTAATGCCTTGATCAATATATTTTTGCAATACTGCACAAAGTTTTAGGTAGCCTTCTGGGCTACGTTGGTCCCATAACAATTCGTATTTGTTCTTAAGTTTCTTAAATTCAGGTACAACCTGTTTCAATACCCCATGTTTGCTTTGCTTCACTGAAACATAACTACGCGGGGCTTCAATACCGTTGGTGGCATTGGAGATCTGTGCAGATGTTTCTGCTGGCATTAGTGCCATTAGTGTTGCATTGCGAATGCCTGTGGTTAGAATCTGTTCACGCAGAGCACGCCAAGGCATACGCTCTTTGTGTTCAACTAACTCGTCAACTTCTTTCTTACGTGTGTCAATTGGCAAGATACCATCGGCATACTTTAATTCTTGCCATTTCTCGCAAGGACCTTGTTCTCGGGCCAAGTCAGCAGATGCCTTAATCAAATAGTATGACCATGCTTCTGCATACTCGTCAACTAATTCAAGAGCACGTGGATCACTGTAGGATACATCATGCTTGGCCAAGAAGTAAGCAAAGTTGATAATGCCGTTACCAATTGGACGGAATTCTTTTGTTGCAAGTTCAGCAGCCTTAACTGGATAGTTCTGGTAGCTTAACAATGCATCTAGACCACGAACGCTTAGAGTACACATACGCTCGAAGTCTTGTGGCTTCTTAACGTTGCCCCAGTTCTGTGCAGATAAAGTACACAATGCAATACGACCCATTTCGTCATTGATGTCATTCAATGGCTTAGTGGGCAAGTCAATCTCTGTACACAAGTTGCTCATCTTAATTGGATGTAGATCCTCTTTGAATGGGCTATGTGTGTTAGCGTGGTCCACGTTCATCAAATAAATGCGACCAGTGTCTTTACGCTCGGTCATGAACTTACTGAAAAGTTCTGCTGCCTTAAATGTTTTCTTACGTAGCTTAGTGTTACGTTCTGCCTTTTCGTACAGTTCTCTGAAACGATCCTGATTAGCAAAGAATGCTTCGTACATTTCAGGAACATCATGTGGAGAGAACAGTGTAATATCGCCGCCAGTAATTAGGCGTTCGTACATTAGCTTGTTGAACTGCACACCGTAGTCCATTTGACGTACACGGTTGTCTTCAGTACCCTTGTTGTTTTTCAACACCAATAAGTCTTCAACTTCCAAGTGCCAAATTGGATAATAGATTGTGGCTGCACCGTTACGCACACCGCCTTGGCTGCAACTACGTGTAGCAGCCTGGAACAATTTCAAGAATGGGGTAACACCCGTGTGGTATGCGTCCCCGGAACGAATAGGCGAACCCAAAGCCCTAATTCGTCCTGCTCCAATACCAATTCCGGCTTTTTGTGATACGTACTTAACGATACTTGATGCAGTAGCATTAATACTATCCAAACTGTCACCAGACTCGATAAGCACACACGAACTAAACTGTTTTTGTGGAGTTCGAACGCCAGCCATAACAGGAGTAGGCAAGGAAATGTCAAAGCTAGAAATAGCATCATAATAATCTTTCACCCATTGCATACGTGTTTCTTTAGGGTATGCCATAAACAGTGTAGCGGCAATCATCATGTATGCTGCCTGTGGAGTTTCGTACAACTCACTGGTTACTCTATTCTGTACTAAGTACTTGCCTCTCCACTGCTCCATAGCAACGTAGGTAAAGGTCTCATCACGACGGTGGTGGATGTAGGTATCAAGTTGGTTAATCTCATCCTCTGTGTAATTTTCCAACAACTCAGGTGTGTAGTATCCAATATCAATGTTACGTTTAACTAGCTTTAACAAAGGCCATGGGGTATAGCCGCCGTAAACTTGTTTGTAGATATGATATGTAAGTAAGCGCCCTGCTACATACTGGTAGTTTGGATTATCTTCACTAATTAAATCTGCTGCACTCTTGATTAGAGTTTCTTGGATGTCTGTGCTTTTGATACCATTATAAAACTGCACATGACTGTTAATTTCTACTTCGCTAGCACTAACTCCTGTAATGCCCTCGGTTGCCCAGAATACAACCTTATGTAATTTTTCTAGATTTAGCGGCTCTTTACGTCCGTCTCGTTTTGTTACTTGTATTTGACTCATTGATTCCTCTTAATAACTATTCAAATTTAGTTCGTCTGCGTATTTGACCTTTAACGTTAGATTATCGGCAAGTTGTTTATTTACGACTTCGCCTTCGATCAAATTAATAACATATTTCCCGTCGTCAATCCAGACTAAATTATAACTGTACCGAGTTTCTGGATCAACGTATATACGTAGCTCTACACTAGGATTGTGTGCAGTGAACTTAATAGTATACAGCATGCCTAATGCTTTTGCAATATCGCAGTAGTAGTTTTCCTCGATTAATGTCCACGGGTTTGGCCATTCTTCAGGCTTTGCCGGATCAAGGTAATAAGGAGAGAAAGGACACCCGTGCCAAAAGTCTACTGTGGCTTTTACAGCTTGTTCTAAAGATAAGGTGTCCAGCGATTTTCGAAATTCACGCCACCGAGACAAACGCTCGGTAGCTGCTAGTTTAAACATTTAAAATTAATTAAAGTAATTGATGTTGTATTTCATTGTGGCATCATTGCCAGTGCTTGAAGTAGTGTAGGTTATAACGTTGTTGCCAGCATTAATGCCTACGCCAAGAATAACTCCAGATATACCCGACACCATAAAGTTATCGCTGAATCCTGGAGTGGTACCGTCGGTTGTGAAAATAAAAGTTCCGTGGCGAACCATAGTACCTCGGGTAATAGTGTAATTTACAGAGCAACTTGATTGCAAAATAATTCCAGTTGAGGAAATTACACTTGTATTGTCCACTAATGTAACTGAAGAGCCGATGCCAGTAACGTAGTTACCAGATACTAAACCAACGTTAGATTGAATGCTTACAAACTTGCTGTTGTTGTAGCTGATACGTTTTTGTACTGCATCGTCTGCGTCTGTGCGGGCAAAGGTATCGCATAAGCTATAGTTGCCATCTGACACAAAGGACAACACAGGAGCAACTGGGCTACCAACACCGGCAAAGTTATTACCAACGTCTACGTAGTTGTTGCCGCTGCTTAAAACGCCGCTTACGCCTGCATAGCAGTCAATGGCATTGTTTGCAACGCTGTAGAACACACAGTTAATAACCTTGTAGTTCGAAGGCATTGTTGTAGGTGTGCTGTTTTGTCCTAGCTTGATACCTTTGTACAAACCAATAAATGAGCAGCCGTTTAGCTTAACGTCAGATCCTGCATCGTCGCTCAACACTGCATAGCGTGTGTTCTTGAATGTACATGACCAAAAGTTAACGTTTTCACTGGTACGTGCAAATGACTTAACCTTCACACCAGCATACGCTTGGCTACCAGCGGTAGTTGGGTTAGATAACCCGCCCAAGAATTCAACTGCAAAGAACGTAAAGTTCAATACGCTGTCAAGAATAATAACGTCTTTGTCGCTGGTGTTAGCCAATGTCATTTCTTCAATGGTTACATAACCAGGAAGTGTTGCACTGTTTTGGCCCATGCTAGCACCAGTTTGATATAAACTGTCAGTTACTTGCATCAAGCAAGTTTGCGAGCTGTCTGTTTGTTGGATAACTGTACTTTCGATACCATCGCCAACTAAACGTGCATATGGTGGAATTAACAATACTGCACCGGAAACTACATAAGTGCCTGCAGGAAAATACAAGGTTCTACGAACTCGTGTATCGCTTAAGTGCGGTGCATAGTAAATCTGCGTAATTGCTCTGTTAATGGCGGCGGTGTCATCTGTTACACCGTTGCCTGTTGCACCAAAGTCTTTAACGTTAACAAAGTCATCTAGCTTGTCTTGGAAACTACGCACAGTTGGGCTCAACATAGATGGGCCAGTTTGTGCTGTGTATCCGCCTGCGTTGCCGCGGAATGTGTAATTTCTTAATACTGTGGTTAAGTCAGTATACTGTGTTAAAACCTCAGTGACTCCCTCAGTAGGAGCACCTTCTGTTAGGGTGCCGTTACCAATAAACAATCTACGTTGGTCAACGCTCCACCCAAACTCTGCACTTGCTAAGGTTGGTAAATCTTGTTGTAGGCCCCTACGTGCCTGAATGCGTGAAATCTGTACGACAGCCATGTGTCAATCCTCTAACTATCTTGTATTTAGTTAGTTAGGTAATAGAGCTCTACACGTTTCATCCACTGTTGGCTCCAGTGGTCAAACTCGTCTCCTGAGACTTCAAATTCCAGGTATTCTGGCGTCGAAAAGGTGCCATCTTCTAGCTGTTTTGGCTGCACAGCCATCAAAATTACACCATCACGTATATTGGTACCATACGTTTCATTATGTGCTGCTGCATAGGCTGCTAACTGCAAAAAGTAGTCTTCGATCCACTCACGCTTTTTGACTTTGTTACTTTGCTTAAAGTCCATGATAGCAGGGCGGCCCTTCCACACACCTAAACAGTCTGTGGTGCCAGCATATAACCCACTATAATACACAGGAACTTCTGTGCCCCAGAATTCGTCTACATGGCAAAGTCCTTTAAGGATAACTTCTGCTGCCATAAACCAACTTGGATGTGCAAATGGGTTCTCAGGCAATGGCTTCATATCATCTTGCAGAATATACTGTTCAAGGTATGCATGCATCCTGGTCCCACGATTTGCAGCTTCTGTGGTAATTTGCTGTGCTCGTTGTTCGCCTACACGCTTCTTCCAGTTGTTGAGAGCTTCGCGGGTTTCTTGTGGCTTTGTTTTATCGAGAATAGTTGTAACGCTAGGAACTTTGCTACCATCTGGCAAACAATAATGTCTTTTGCCTTCTAATGTGGTTCTACTAAGTGGTGAGTAATTGTAACGGGGAATGATCATATATGTAATTATAAATGTTACAAACAGATTAGTCAATAAATATTTTGATGAAAATTCTAATATCCGGATGTAGTTTTAGTCAATGGCCCGATTTCCCCGGCGGCCCCAATGTATGTTGGCCAAGATACTTTAGTGAGATGAACCCTAACGATGAGATTACCAACCTAGCAGAAGCAGCAGCCGGTAACCAATACATTGCAGATAGTGTTATTCGAGAAGTTCTCGATAACCCGGGCAAGTACGATCAAGTTCTAGTAATGTGGAGTGGCGTGAGCCGGCTAGATTACTTAACAGATATCACCGATCCATCATGGAATGAACTATTTGACAGCTACGGATTCTATCGTAGACTACCAGACAACAAGTTAGGTTACATTTTTAGTGGCGGGCAAATGGGCACATGGTTTAAGAACCCTGTTGCACATAAGATGTTCTACGAAATGTACAAAGTGTCTAGCGATTACAGTCTAGCAACCATTAATATTACAGAAATGGTCAAGCTCAAAAACTTCTTAGAAGCCAAAGGCATCAAGTACAAATTTATGAGCTATGTTAACTACTGGAATGATAAAAAGAATGTTAGCCCCAATGGCGACTTTGGTGTAACAGCCATGCCCGGACTGCGTTCTCTGATTAGAGAGTTGGAACTAGACAAGTGGATATTTACTGATGCCGAACGTAACGGCCTTTACGAAATGGCCAAGAGCATGGATGATTTTATGGAAGATGGATTCCACCCAGGACATAATGCACACAAAGCCTGGGCGGAATATGTTACTAAACAGATAAAGAGTTAATAACTTGCTCGATTTGTTTTGCTGGCCATTGCGTCCAGTCTCGAGTCATTAGTAAATTATAGTTGTGGTCTACAATAGGTTTAATCTTACGGTAGACAACATCTTGTTCTTGCTCACACAAATACTTAACTTGGTCAAACGCCATTGCATATCGTTTGTTATCATCAATTTCTAAGTCATAGCTTTCATCAATGATTCCATCAAATGTTTGGAATCCTAATGCACGTAGATTGTGCAAAAACTTGTACCCAGTAAACGCAATAAACAGTCGACGTGCAATCATTGGCTTGGCTGTTTTTTCTGTAAAGCAACTTAGGGTATTATCAAAGTCTGTTTCAGCAATAATAGTGTAAGCACTATCATTCATTACCTTGATTGGAATGATCTGACTTAGATGTACACGTTGACCACAGTAATCTGCCCAGTCTGCTGTGCCAATGGTCTGCCCAATTGGCGTAGTGCCTTCTTCCCAAATAAAGTAATCCTTGGCATAGAACTCACCTTCTTTCCAATCGCCGCCATATGTCATAATAAACTTATGATTAAGATCGTTTGCGTTAACTGCATTAAACACAAAGTCTCTGTGTGGCTTTGGACTACCTAGCAATGCATCAAAGTATTTGGGCTTGGTTGCATATGGGTTAATGTGTAGTACCTTATCCGGCAAGGCCTTGTAAATGTTGGCTGTGGTCTTAAACCAATCGCCCCAACAAATAATGTGACTGTTAATATCATCACGATCATTTACTGCACCGGGTAATAACCAGTACACATTGTCGTGGTGACACTTTTCCCAAATTTGCCAATGGAAGTTATGGAGTTCACTTTCAAAAGTAAACACCAAGTCACTTATATAACTTAAACGGTTGATTTTATCTTCGAACCCAATGTACGCAGTGTCAAAATCACAGTGCAGTCGATGTGTAGTGAATGCAACCTTTAGCGTAGCTTCTGCTGCTTCAAACTCATCAATGCTGTGAGAAAGTGTGTAAGGGGTTTTAAAACTTATGTGGGGTAGCCACTCATTATCAATGATTTGGCTGTCGCTGTAAACTAATATCATACTTGTAATTATCAAAACTACAAGTATGATATAATTTATCGTTTGCCGAGTGCTCTGCTAGCCATACCAGAAACAGTTTTTTCCGGTGCAGTTTGGCCAGCTTTAGTACCGCCGTCGCCTTCACTCGAGAATGGATCATCGTCAAATGGAGTTAGGTAAACGTACTTAACAATTGAAGTGCCGCCAACGCTTGGGTCGTGTACTTCGTCGTCTTTAATGTCTGCAATTAAATTCTTAACAGCTTCGTTACTCTTGCGAGCGTTTTCCAATGCTTCTGCGTTAAACATTTCGCCACCTGGCAAACGCTTGATTAAGTTCACTAAAGCGTCAACACGAACTCGCGGAACTGAGTGTCCGTGAGCTCTATTGCGTAGTTCTTCGAGGGCAGTTAAGAGGACACTGTCGCCGCGTGATTCGGCTTCGTCCTCAAGCATTTCCCCAAGGCCACTGCTTTCTGTGACAAATTCGCTAAAACGCATTATCTACGCTCTCTACCTAGCTCGGCAGAACCGCCAGCAGCAGCATCAGTAGCACCAAAGTCGCCCACGTCTAAGTCGCTTGGCTCACCTAGATCAGCCGGACCGCCCATGTCGCCACCTAAGTCATCCATGCCGCCCATTCCTGGAGCGCCGCCGCCCATGCCCATTGGCTGCTCAACTTGTTCACCTGCCAAGCCACGTGCAGCATTGTCTGCTGTTTCGCGACCTTGTTGTAGTGTACCAGCTAAGTCTTGCAACAGCGGAGCCACTGCGTTCTTAAAGCTGTCGGCTTGCTCAATACCCAATTGGTCACGGATTGTGTCTAGCAATGCAGGCAACTGCTCGTTTTGCATTTTACCAATCTTTTCAAGCATGTCTTGAATAGAATCGACCATGTCTTTTGCAGCTAGGATAGCTTCACTCTTGGCCATTTCGCTTTCAGCAATAAAGCTCTTTTGATTTTCACGCATCCAGCTATGAATGCTTTCACGCACCATGTACATTTCCATGTACTTTGCGTTACGTTCTGCAACGTGGGCGCCGTGTGTCTTCTTAATTTTGTTTAGGGCTTCTGTAATAGACGTAGCCATATTATAAGCCTTCTTGAGTGTTAGATTTTCGTAATCTACAGAGAAGCCAAAGCGGCTTTCCATCACTCGTTTCATTTGTTTTGTGGTAGGCTTTTGTGCCATATCGTTTAATTTCATAGTGGTTTTTCCCAAATACCTTTCAAATATTTAGCCGAATTTAAAGTTTTTTCAAGATCATTTTTAGCATCTTCTAGCATACTTTGGACTTTGGCAATCCTAGCTTCGCTTAGATCAACAGCAAAATAGTCACCACGTTTAATGGCCTGCTGTCTAGAATGAAAATAATTGGTTTGATCCTGGGTATACTTACTTACCTTCGCATCTTGATCCATGAGTTTTCGGCTCTGAATAATCCTGCCAGTGTGCTCTAAAATGCACCAGGATACAGCAGATTGCTTGCTGCTAAATGCATTTACAAATTCATTCCACACATTATACACATGCCATGTGTGATTTGCATTCTTAACGGTAAACTTGCCTACATGGTATCCGTTTTTAAGCGGAATAATAACAGGCTCTTGTTTAAGTAAACGCTCTGCTTCTTGCTTTGCCCATACGCCAATGTATAAACTAGTGGCTTCTGTTGCTGCAATAACTTCTTTGATCTGCGGAGCGTTAGCGGATTTTCTTTTTGTAAATGATTTTGCCATCTTGATTTTTTCTCAATAAAACATCTTTATTGACTAATTGATTTGCTATATGTTGCTCACGCAAATCTAGCTGAGATTTTTCAATTATCTCATCCTCGTGGAACTTGCCTAATACATCCGATTCCTCGTTTGTGATAGGCACTTGTAAGTGATTGATTAGTTCTACGATTCTCATTTGATGTGTATAACCAATGTGCCGATTACCCCAATCAACGCACCAAGTACCGTAGTACCAATGGCAATAAAGGTTTTGCTTGACTCATTTGGCACTGATGCAATGGCTGTTTTTACTTCTGTGATTAGGGATTCAATTTTCCCCATTCGGTCGTCAAGACTGCAAAGTCTATCATCTAAGTTCTTGTATCGCTCGGCGCACAATTCAACGTGTGCTTCAAGACTTTTCTTTTCAATATCCGAAGAAGCCATTTGCTTCATCTCCTTAATAGTGTATGCCGTAATGTTAATATACTACCGGCGGCTAAACGTTATTTAAATCGATTGCTCGATTTTTAAAGTATACGTTTTTAATAGAACCGTGGGGGTAAAATATAGGTAACATGAAACGGGCTGTTTCTTCTAATCCTTGGATAATAGGTATCTGTTCGAAGTCCTGAACTAACGCACCGATTGGATTGTTGTCTTGCAAAAAGACGTCTGGCGTCTCCACTGCAAAAGTCCAAATCCAAATCTTGTGTCGTCCCTGATAATACTCGCCAAACTCCCATCCGTCGCCTAAAGTGCTTTCAGTGCATACTGGGCCCTTAATTAACACAGGCTGGGTACGTAGACCAATGGTTTGTAATACAGTTTCCCAATTACGTTGTTGGTTACGTTGGAATTCTTGATCAGGTCTATAGCGAGTTACACCAGTAGCGGTAATGTCTACTAGTGTGTAACCTGTATAAAATTGCAAGCCTCTATCCATGTAGATATTTATGGCCAACAAAAAAGGCAGTACGAAACTGCCTTCAATGTGAGCGTGAACTCTTATGCTAACTTCAACCCGCCTGTGCTAGACACTGTTACGCTAGACACTGTGCTGTTTCCATATACACCTAGTTGTGTAATGTTTGCACGAATGTATGCTTGCAAGTCTGCATCAGTCCAAGCACTGTGCTCTACCAAGCAGCTTAGTTGACTGCTGCCGCTTTCAACTTGATAAGCTACAACGGTGTTACGTTGCTGGATGACGTTTAAGATTTGTGACACTAAACCAACGTTGCCGCTGGTACGGTTAACACCACTCTCTAGAGTTAAGTTGCTTGCAGCATAGCCACCAACACCTGTGATCTTGTATGCAGTGATACGACCGGTCATGCCAGGGGCAATAATGCCAGTGGCTGTTCTTGCCGAACCGTCTGTGTTACCATCTACGTCTGTTGCAACTACTGCGGTTGCATCGCCGTTTACTTTTAATGCGCCTAAGGCCATGTTATATCTCCAATATAGTGTATTTAGTTAGTTGTAGATTTTGCAGCCAACAAAAAAGGCCCCGAAGAGCCTTTTTATGTACCACTTAACTAATTAAGCGAATTCAGTCTTAACCAAAGTCTTAACTGCAACTGTTGTAGAAACACCAGTAGCTGCTGTTACAACTGTGTCAACGCGGGTTGCCAAATCGGCAGCGCCGTTGTCAGATGCAGTAGCACCGTCTAGAGCAACAACGAAACCGTCATTGTGACGCTCGCCGATGATAACAATGCTGCCCAAAGTTTGGATAGCACGGATAGCTTTAGTGAAGTTACCTTCAGTAATAGCTACACCACCGCCTGGTTGTGTATCTGCTGTACCAACGTTGGTACCAGTGATCAACAAGAATGTTGGTTGGTAACCGTAGAAGCTACCTGCTTGAGTTGTGCCGTTTACACGTAATTGTCCTAATGCCATTTTATTTCTCCTAATATTAATGGGCTTATCGCCTCATGTAAATATTTATCTTTTTGATAAAAAAGGGGCAAATTACTTGTTAAAAAGAGCCCGACTAAACTGCCCTCTGTTAACCAATTTAATTAACCCATTGGGGC